CTTAGGCATACTACGACGGATAAGTGAAATAAGAACTGGGTCGAAACCTGCAACAGGACCTGTAGCTGTGCTACCGCCTGAGTAACCAGTACCACCAAGTGAGTTGGTAGGTGCTGCTTCAGTTACGAGGCCACGCTCTTCTTTCAGAAATTTTTCTTGGTTTTCCAAGAGGACTGAGGTAACCGCTTTTCTATAGGTATCCTTAATAGGATCGAGCTCTGAATGCTCAAGAATAGGGTTCCACTTCTCTTGGAGTGATTCTGCGTTAAACATTAGTTAACTAACTCCGAATTTTTTTTGAATGTGGATTTACTTTTTTGCCCATCTAGCAATAGCCTGTGAATATGCATCCATAGAACTACCTGCTTCAGGTGCATTCTCTACTTGAACGTCCTCAGAGACCTCGGTCTTCTCAGGCTTCGTAGAGAAATAGGATTCACGTAGTGTAGAAACCTTTTCTTTAAAGGTATCTTCATTCTCAAACTCAACAGCTTCTGCGAGAGAAACAAGTTTCTCCTTCTGAGAGAGACTTAAGCCCTCTGCAATCTCTGTCACAATCCCATTCTTAATATAGCCGCCAACTTGCTTAGACAAGTCAACGTTTGATTCAATTGATTCGTTGAGTTTTGACTCCATTTTATGTAGTTGCTCTTGTAGACCATCTACAAGGTCAACTTTTTCGTCGGGAAGATCAATGTAATTCTCGACAAAAACTTGTTTAAGACCAGTCAGTACTGACTCACCCATCTCAGCTTTAATACCACTCTCGATCTGTAGGGAATTCTTTTCCATCCACTGACCGACAGCATAAGATAGATAGTCATCAACCTTTTCGGCTAATTCTGATTTGACTGTCTCAATTTCTGTATCTAGTGCCTTTGCATAGTCCTCATGCATACGCTCTAGTTCTTCGTTTAACTTAGAAACGACAGCAGCTTCAAAGATAGTCTTTGCTTTCTCTTTGAATTCCTCACTGAGGTTTTCACCTTCAGTAAGAGCAGCTACGTCTGCACTAAGGTCAACTTCTATGACACTTGGCTCTTCAGCAGGTGTCTCAGCAATCACGTCGCCTTCTGGCTCGTGTCCTGCTTTTACATCACCCTTGTCACTAAATTCTGCCTTCTGTGCGGAAGCATCAGATGGTTTAGTTGTAGGGGCTTGTGCGTTTCCACCAGCGATAGTTTTATACTTATTACTATCGTCATCTGGTTTAGAATTGAAAGGTGTAGGTCCACCTAAATCTTGTATTCCACCGAGACTACTACCGTCAGATCCCAATTTACCCTGGGGTTCTGCTGGCTTTGCTCCTGCGGTTACACTTGATTCATCCAGAGTTTTAGTATTCTCTTCTGACATTGTAGTCTCCGTTGCGACAAATTGCGATTGCTTTTATTATTTAGACAACCAGGTAATTACAATTGCTGTAAATACTGGTTAAATGCGGAAAGTTTTACCTCTTCCATTTGATTTAGTGCAGCATTATCAATTCTTTTTTTGATTTGCTCCACTGTCTGCTCTTGAATTGATCCACTATTGTAGATCCACTCCTTTCCTTCCATGATTCCATTGACGAAAGCATCTGGTGCGGAAGGGTCTGCTACTATATCGGCAGCAGTTGCAAGCATAAAGTCATCCATGACAACTTTAACACCATCTCTTTCTCTTATGGTACCAAGTCCACGGGATGAAACTCCCAACTTGACACCCTCGTCAATGAGGTTCTTGGCAATGTTACCCATTGGTGTATCCAATAGTCTTGCCTTACCAACATAGTTATTACCCTCTTGCTTAAGAGAAGTAATTAGATGTGACACTCTATCTAGGTTGATAGTAGGACCATCTGGATGACCTAACTCACCAAGAGCACGTCCTTTTTCGATGTACTTCCTGTTGTAGTTAACCGCCTCACGTTGTAAGGTCGAAATAGGATACATCCGACCATTGCGGTTTTTGATCTCCCCCTGCAAAAATACACCCTCGATAAAATGGCTTTTCTTACCATTCTTACCTTCGGTGATAGTTACTTTAGCAGTTTCAATCTCCTCCCTGATCAGTTTCATTTTTAGGTTCCTCGGTTTCGGTTTCGGTTGAAGCTTCTGGTGCAGCATCTTCAGGTTGCTCGGTGTTTTCAGGACCGTCTTCCTGTGGTTTAAAGATATGCTTCCCCACGTCTTGCTTCTTTGCGTCTATGGCATCAACTGCTTTCGCATTCATACCCTGCACAACATAATCAGACAGATCTTTCTGTCCAGCAAACAATGCGTTTACTATATCTCTAGCGACTTCAGTAGGCATAATTATTCATTAATATAAAACTATTTAGATATCTCCTTTTTTGTAGTCCGCAGGACTAATACCTGCTTCCGCAGGATCAGGTTCTGGGGGCATCAAAGACATCTCCATCTGAGCAACTTCTAGCTTCTGCATCTCTACAGGATCTACAAGTCTACCCTCTGAGATCTCAGTCTCCATCTGACCTTGTATCTCATTGAACTCTTCGTCTGTCTGACGTAATATCTGACGACGCATGTATTCAAGTGAGAAATATTTACCAGCAAAAGGATCCATTTGAGCAACAAGAGCCATACGCTCATTCATAATCTCTTGCTCTTTCAACTCAGCAAAGTAGTTGTCAGCAACGAAATCATATTGAATATGTTCCTTTACTTCATCCCACTCTTCTAGAGTTAAAACACCCTTAAGTACCAACTGTGTCTTAAGAAGATCCCCAAATATATCAGAGAATCTCTTACGCAGTCTAGCAATAAACTTCTGGAATTTAACTTCATCACGTGTGATCTCTGCGGATCTACCAACGTTAAATGATGAATCAGATTCCAACCTTGACTCAGGTACGTTTAATGATCTGTAGAGTTTCTTCTGGAAGTACTTGATGTCTTCAAGTTCTCCAAGATTTTGTCCACCTGGGAGCGTAGAGATTTCAGTACCTCGTCCTCCTTCTCTTCTGGGTAACCAGAAGTCTTCGAGCATTGACATGAATTTCTTGTCATCTCGTATCTCTCCTGTATCTGCATTATAGACTAACTTATTTCTATAGCGAGACATTACCTCTTTAAGGTACTGCTCCGCTTTTTGTTTAGGTAGATTACCTACATCAATATAAAATATTCTACGCTCTGGTGCACGTGACATGCGGTATATAACCAGAGAATCTTCAATCATTCGCAACTGGTTAGTTGCTTTAATAGCTTTGTGAAGATGTGACAACACATAGTTGCGTTGCATATCTAATTGTCCTGAATGGACAAAACATATAGCATCAGTTGCTATTTTAATTCCCCTATTCTCATACCCACGTAACCCTTTAGGTGAATAAATGAAATACTCTACACTCTTAGGTACCAGTGTATTGACTTCTGGGTCGGCAGGTGATACTCTCTCACTTGGTTTATCGTATTCGATAACCTTTTTAATTTTTCTAGGATCAATATACCTCAACTCCGTCATTCCATTCTGAGGATTTTCAGGGTCGATCATCTTATGATAAAAAAGTCTTCCGTCGATGTACCACCTACGAAAGATATCATATGCTTTGCGATCAAAGTCTAGTAACGATAGTACGTTATCAAACTCCTCTCTCATTCTTCTTTTTACAGGCTCAGAAACCTTAAGGTTTGAGAGCTCTAATTCTACAGGCTTGTCATCTAGATCACCAGCTATTGCCTCTGATGTAATATCACCTATTGCCTGATCCACTTCTGGATGCAAGGACATCTCACGATATCTACCTATTAGATCTACATCGCTTGCTTTGTTGGCTGCGTCACCGAGGTCAACGTATTGACCAAAGTAACCACCTGCCACAATGGGTTGGGCTGCGTCATCCGAATCTTTCGTAACAAAAGAAGGGCCGACTTGTGCCTTGCCCTTCTTCTTACGTTCAATTGAATAACCAAATAGTTGTGACATTATTAGTCCTTCCTTTGCATTATAAAGTATTTATCAGTGTAATTAACTACCAGTTAGCGATACAGCGTTACCTGCGTTAGCGTCATTAGCGTATGTCCAGTACTGAACCTGGAACTCAACGGTGTACTCTTCTGGAGTATCGTTGCTATCCCATGCTAGATCAATAGCGGATATTGTTGAGGGCCATATACCTACAAACTTGTAGGATCTAACCACTGAACCTTGTCTGTCGTATTGTCTTACCATAGCATCTGATTGATACTCTGCAATAACACGAGGCTCTTGTAAATTCTGGTGAAGTGCCTGAATTTTTGTAGACCATTCTTCAAACTTGGAGCGAAGAGCAAATCCCTTATCGTTAAGAACTGTAATAGTCCATGGCTCAAAGGTTCTGTCTCCAGCAATCTTAAGTGTCCTACCACGGTAAGGTACTTCGATTACTCCAACTGTTGAAGCTGGTATGTTTGCTGCTTTCACTAGGAAAGTAGCTAGTGATCCTGAAGCAGCTCCAGATCCAGCACGGGATGCTCCCGCACTTTCTTCTCCACGCTGCTCTTGTGATCCTGGGGTCGCACCTGAATTAGGTGTGCCGTTGTCTACAATCTGAGGAAATCCCACTTCAACCTGAAACAGGTTAGGACGGGCTAAGTCACCTATTCTATTTCTAAAGTCTAGAATTGGTGCATTAATTTGTTTTCCTTCTGACTGACCAGGATATGTTTGGCTGTCGAATGCTGACATTTTTTTGTCTCCTATTAGAGGTTGAGCACGATGATGTTATCTTAGCCGTGCCACGAGTTTACTTAATTACGAAACCAACTCACTGAAGCTTGCTCCAGTTCTTGTTGCAGTGAAGGTCAATGTGATGAAGTTGATAGATCTTGTGGGTTTCACAAATATCTCTGCGTAGAATTCACCACGGTCAATAGATTCAGCAGGGTTGTTTGTTCCGTCGCAAACTACGAGGAAGTCAACAATACCACGTCTTGATTGGACACTGCGTAGGTATGGCTCAACAATGTTCTTGAATTGTTGGCGAGTAAACTCGTCATTCAACTCGAATAGTTGGGTCTTAGCAGCCTCACTGATTGCTTCTTCCATCACTAGGAATAAACGTCTTACGTTAATTCTGTCGAAGGCAGAAACATAGGATAGTGCAGTCTTATCTCCGAAGAGGATGATGCCCTGTCCAGGGAAGGCTACGATTGGGTTTATGCGTGAAGCATAAAGTGTATCTCTGTGATCCTTAAGAGGTGAGTAAGCAAGTTTAATTGCATTTCTCAACTGTCCTCTGTTGAAACCAGCAGGAGAATACCAAGGCTCTTGTTGAAGAGTCGTGCTTAGTACCAGTCCAGCAACGTCAGCATTACATGGAATGTAACGATACTTGTCACTGTACTTATCATAGATGTATTTGTAGTTATTGTCAAATACAGCATAAGAAGTGCTACTTAACTGATCAAAGTAGTTGACTGTCCTCTGAATAATAGTGGATGTCTTTGCTTGACCAATTACATCACCACGATAAGGTGATACAAAAGCGATACAATCTTTACGTGCAGCAGCAATAGAAATTACATGCTGTGCTTTAGCGATTGTATCATCAATACCACTCATGGATGGACCCATTAGTAGGTAATCAATGTCTACAGTCTCAGCATCTGCGAAGAGATCGTATGCACCAAGTATGTCAGGACGTGCAACAGTATAACCATCTACACCACCTTGTAGTGCATAGCGTAAGGTTGCTCTATTCTTAGTACCTAGTAGAGGTATTGCTAGAGGATTCAATCCTGTTGGATCGTCTAGATTGTTAAGAGGTGTTGCTGTCTTAATGACATCAAACTCTCTGTTAACACCTGATACACCAATTACACCACTTGCAGCAGTATTCTTGTCATAGATGTTAGCAGTCTCATGAGATCCCCAGTATAGGAACTCAGAGTAATTCTTAATCCTATCCTTATAGTAGATGTTATCACCTTGAGGTGACTTAGCATCTAATGCTTTAGAAACATTAAGGTGCTTCTCTAGGACTGCTCCTGGAGTACCTGTAATCTTTCCGTCTCCATCAATAACCAAGACGTGCATAAGGTCATTGTAACCACCACGCTCTGCAACCCATGCGGAAGTTGTAGGTCTAGCAGCAACGTTGATCCACTTTGTATTCTCTCCGTATAGTCTTGACTCGTAGTCAGACTCTACGTTAGCAATGGATATAGATGCAGCGTTTCCGTCAGTAACTGTCTGGTTTGCTTGGAAGTTAGGTGATGACTGATTCAATGCAACACGTAATTCACGGTTGATTGATTCAACTTCTCCAGTATCGCCAGTAGCAGATCCAGGAGTATTAGAGTTATTTGCTAACTCAGTAATAACGTCTCCAACTTCGAGTACGTCAGTAGATGTTGTATCGATAGAGATCTCTACCTTACGATTAACTTTATCGTAAGCAACAACACGACCTGTAACACCACCACTAACAGCAGTGATATAGTTATCCTTCTCGAAAGATCCGATGAGGTTTGAATTATCCTTATAAGTGATGATGACTGAGTAGTCATAAACCTTACCGTAGATATTAGCGTTAGAGAATGAAACTTCAGCGTTGTTTGTGAATTCCCACTCAGCAGATGTTGGTTGAGCAAGATACAATACTTGGTCAGGACCAGCGTCTGTTACGATAACACGAAGTGAATTACCGTGAAGACCAGCAGTCTTAGCAGCCCACTTCCAGTTGTTAGATGCTGTCTCTACATTTGCCTCATAAGTATCGAGGTTCTTGATAAGAGGAGCAACAACACCAGTAGCAGTTGTTTCATCAATTTCAGTCTTGCTAGCTGTAACAGTCTGAAGATTAACAGCAGTGCTGTTTGCGTGTGATGCAGCAGTTGTTCCTAACTGAGCACGGACTACAGTTAGATCGTTACCAGCGATAGAAGATACCTGAAGGATCTCATCGTCAACTCTAATATATGAGTTTGTACCTGCACCTAGGGCAGCTGCGGAAGTTACCGTTAGAGTTACATCACTGTCACTGAAAGTACCACCTTCATCAATTGTTGAAGATGTACCAGCAGCCTCAATCAATGTAATTGAAGTAGAAGCAGCGTGTGAAACAGCAGATGTTGCTAGTTGTCCACGTGATACAGTAACGTCGTTACCAGAAACAGCAGAGATAGTAACTAATTCAGCATCAATTAGGAGGACATCGCTAACATCGAAGTCAGTTGCTGAAGCAACTGTAAGTGTTGTATCTGATGCACTAAAAGTTGTTACTGTATACTGTGCTGTATCAATCGCATTCTTTAGCGATGAGTTCATCGCACGAACTATCTTTACAGTTCCTCCGTAAAGTAAGAATTGTGCGGTGCTAAACCAATACTCGTAGTTATAGTCAGTAGGTTTGCCGAAGATTGAAAGTAATTCTTTTTCACTAGTTACACTAGTTACCTGCTCTACAGGCCCTTTTTCAAATGATCCAACGATAGCAGCAATATTATCTACTGTTGCGTTTACTACGTTGGTCAGATCTCTTTCAAGTACGACAACTCCTGGTGAAAGTTGTGTGGATGCCATTTGTGATTATCTCCTAGGTGAATGCTAATTAAGATGCTGAAATTATTTATTATAATGTCGTTTTCCACTGGGGAATCAAGCCGTGATTACCAGTCTGGATAGTCTGCTAGGTATGGAGGCAGAGGTCTCTTTCTACTTCTCTTTCTATTCACTCTCCATATGGTACAAGACTTACACTCATACGCATATGCTGATGGGTTATTGCCTCTATCTTTCCTTGTCAAATAAAAATCTTCTAGTAGTGGTTTAATCTGACCACAGAACCTACACTTCCTCTCTACAAACAGGAGGTGCTCAAGTTCTAAGTCTGACTCTATGGTCACGACAGATATTCCCACATATGTGAGTTATCTCCATACTCATCTAGATTCCACTGAGTACCTTCATCATCTACTATAGTCTGCTCATAGTCAATATGGTTATCTATGAAACCAAATGGAGCCATGTCCGCTTCTATTCCCTCTTTCTGCTCTTCATACATCCTTGCACGTACATCATCGTCATGTAACTCACGGAAATAGTCAGTAGTTGCTAACCA